TGGTTGACATTAATAATATTTTTAATTACAGTAGAACCTCGGAAGTTTTCACCAAAGTCTTCTAAGTTATTGTCTGTGTATTCCTGTATAGATTGTCTGACTAATGACTTAACGGCAAGTGAAGATAATTGTGTATATCTATTGTTAATCAGAACATCTACGGTTGGTCTTATATAAGTATAATCAGCATCAACAAACTCCGGAATGATACCAACTATATTTTTTGTCTTGATGATATTTGTAATAATATCGTTCTTTTCTATGTTGGACAAACCAACTGCATTTTTAGTGTTACCCACAACAAAAACTTTTCCATACTGTGGTGGGATTTCATCTTCTCCACCATATACCAAAACCGACTTCAATTGTGTAAACTTTCTAAGAATTTCTGTTCGATAATCTTCAGAAGTCACAAGTCTGTTTTGTGATTGGAAAGACCTTGGACCTATTTTCTTGGAGAATGAAGAATCTTCACGTTCTCCTCCTCCGGTTGCTTTGTTTATTACCACAACTTCTGTTGTGCCGACCTCGGTATTACTCTGAGAGAATACTCTAGATCCGACAATATCATTTGAACCTATACCATTTGCATTGTTGCCTTTTGATCTTAGGTATTCGATAGAAATTATATTACCATCATCAGGCCGTTTGCCGATCACGTTGTCACCAAATTCAATTTCATAAAATCTACCTAATCCTATTTGAAGAAAATAAGCTTGAGTAGTATCGGTTACATTTAATATAGAATCGGAACGAGTCCATTCGTTACTTATTGTACTGTCTGCTGTCTGTGAATCTTTTATAAAGACTTTTGTAAATTGATTATCAATATTAAGTTCAGGTATAATATATCCAGATTCATTAAGTGAATCATATACAAGATTATAGGTAAAGAATGAACCTTCTACTATTTCTACGTCACCAGTTTCCCATTCGGTTGCTGACCCAACATCATCATACTTACATGCTTTGAATTCTGCTGCTTTGGGATTTGTAAATGTAAATGATTGACTATTTATTGAAGTTGTGAATATTGATCTATCGGGAAGAATACCATCCCCATAAGGTATACTTCCGCCACTGTCTCTGTAAATTAATTTTACAGTTGCCGTTGCAGAAACCCTAGACTGCGGCATATAATTCAAAAGTTTAAGAAGTGAGTTTATGGAGTCTGGTTTTATTGCACTGTCAATGAATGATTCGGATATTACCATATTATTATAGAAAGCTTGATAGTGCGTATTGTATGCAAGGATATCAAGAAGAACATTTAAACCAGAACCTTCAAAGTTATAACCTTCAAAGACTGTTTGTGAAGACAGATATGATTTTAAATTAGTTTTAATCTCATTGAAATTTAAACTATCGATTGGTAGTGATGTGTTTTTAGAAGTCATTATCGTACTCTCTTGATTGTGACGGTTGTTGCATCTATATTATCCTGGCCAGAAACCGAAAAGTAAATTGTCAAATTCATAGCATTTCTATCAAAATTGTTTTCATCAAATTTAATTTCTTTCACATCAACTCTTGGTTCATAATTTCTAATAATATCTCTTAACTTTTCCTGTATATCTAATTGAAAAAAAGGATCATTTGATTCAAAAAGTAAACCCCGAAGTCCAACATCAATTAAAGGATTAAATGGTTTTTCTAAAAAATTGAAAAAGACTAAATTTCTTAAACTTCTTTTCACTGCATTGTTTTGAATTAACAATGAAACGTCCGATGTAATCGGATTCCTTGCAAAGTTTAGATCTAAATCTACTGTTCTTGGTATTGAAGGCATTTTATCTCCGTACTATGTATCAGTCTAGAAACCGAAGCTAGGAATTTCTGGAAGAGTTGATGGATCTGCAATTGCTTCGACGAGTTTACATGGGTCGCATAGACTAAGAATATCTTGAATGAATCGGAACAATTCAAACACGGCCGCTCTAATAATTTCTAGAATGGTTATAAAAATAGTATTCAATTTGGCAAACGTACCAACCACAATTGCACTAGTGGCGTTAATAGTTTCTCGTACTTTTGATCCTATTGTGTTTAACGCTTGATCGAAGTTTAAGTTACCAAGGAATTTCGTAAGACAAGTTAAAATTCTCATAATACATCGTCCTAAAAATCCAGTTGCCAGATTTACAAGATCAAAGAACGCATATGCAAATTGACCAACTTGAGTTGCGAATAACTGAAAAGCATTTACTACATTTTGAATGGTTGCAAATGGATTTAAAAATCCTACACCACAAATATCATCTTCAACTAGAAAATTACAAGAGGGTATTCCGGGGAATGGAGGTATGTTTAAATCACCGGGAAAATCACAGAACGCACACCCAAGATTCAGTCTACATGTTCCAACTTTAAGAAGTGTAGAGAATCCAATGGGATTGATGTGATCTAATCCGAATGGAACTTCTAACTCGAATCCATCAAATATGTTTTCACAATCATCCGAATTGTTTATAACTTGATTGTTAATCTCTTCACTTCTTTTTTCTATTTCCTTGACAACATTATTTAGATTTTCCTCTAGATCATCAAAAATAACACCTACTTCAGTATTCAATGATAACGATTGTTCGTCAGTTAGATAAATTCCAGGCTGAACTTTACCAAAACGCTTGCTCACATTACGAACAGCGTTTGATACATGTGATATAGCTTCAGTTCCAATGACCGGCGTACCGGAAACCCGTATACTAACAGGTCCAACCGCAGCGTCACTAATTTTGCCTAATATAGCATCATTAATACCATCGGAACAGTTTTTGTCTACTGTCCTATCGGGAATTTTATTTTCGCAATCTTCGCAAGCCATATAGTTTCCTTATCAGTTGAGATTTAGAGTTTTGCCGGTTGTTAGACTCATACTAGCACTAGAATTCAGTCTCATATCACCATTCGATCCCATGAAGTATTCACCTCCGGATTTGAAGTTAATATTGGTAGTAAATACCTCTGATAAATCATCTCCCGTCACCATTCTCTGTGATGTACTTATTACCTCAAAATCAGTTCCTCTGGCATAATATGGTACTTGGTGAAAATGTAGACTGTCTACTAATGTGTCTAGATTACCAAACCGTTGAGTACATAACCCAAGTGTTTGATATGTTTGATTCATACCAGAAATCACATCAAGTGTTGTTGCGGCATTTACTACCATTTCACCTGCTGAAGTTTTCATTAACATGGAACGGTTTGACAAAATACTCAATCCACCCTGCTGAGCATTCAAGGTAGCACTACCAAGTATAGAAATCATGTTTAGGTTTTGTTGTGCGGACACTGATACTGATCCTCCACCATTGATATAGACATTCCCTGATTCCGTACAGGGAAACATCCCACTGATTACATGTGGCATCGAATATAGTCCAATGTTACCACCGATAGTCATTATGTTTATATTCTTGGTGCTATCAATAGTAACTTCATCTTCGGAGTATCTTTTACTCTTTCCTCTGGTGTGAAACAGTTCATTGTAACATTCGACAGTCATGTCACCTTGAATCGATTCAGCATAAGTACCTTTAATATCAATTGTCCTATCTCCGTTCACAAACGTATGATAATTTCCACGGATCGTTTCTCGTACACTGCCGTTAACTTGTCGTTCAACATTACCCTCAACAAATTCATATATATCACCTTCAATGTGTACGAATAGATTACCAGTGTCGAAGGTTCCGCCCTCTGGTCTGGTTTTCTTGATATTTACATACTTATCACCGAGAACAAATTCATAGTTGTCTCTTACAATCTTTGTAACCTTAGTCCCGAATGGATGAACCTCAGTAAATGTTCCAGACCTATGGTAGTCATGTGTACGTTCTTTGCCGGCTGTGTCGTCGCGTTCGGTGATGTGGCCCGACTCAGTTGTGACTACATGGTTGTATGGATACTTTGCGTCGAATGCTGTGGGTGGTTCACTAAAAGAACCGTGACCATTCGCAACTATAACATTCTTAACCCTGTTGTCTAGTTTTGCTTGAACTAAAGGAGGCAGCTCTTCTTCTTTTTGTTCAGCTCCATCTTCATCATCCCATCTGTATCGTGACAGTCTACTAA